GTTGCTGGCTTGTTATATTGGAGAGATAAGAAGTTGGCGGAATTGAGCGACCGAAGGGGGTTTTTGGGCGATGTTTACTCATCCATTCGAACGGAGCACATGCTATACGCTTTTGGAGTGTGTGCTACGCTTAAACTATTGCATACTGGACTATGCATGTATCGCGGAATTCGAAGTGTTGAGCAAACCGCTTTGGCCCCTGAGAGCCGAGAAGAGATTGAGTTGCGGGATTCTCAGGAAAACCCGTGGGCTACTGCTGTCGTTGAACAATTACATGTTAATGACCGCAGTGCCACAATGACACATGAACAAGTTGTGTCAAAAGTAGCGAATAATTTGTGTCATGGAGTTTTTGTAGAAGCTGATTTTCAACAACAGTGTGATATATTAGCTATAGGTGGCAATGTATTTTTATTGCCTTACCATCTATTCAAGAACCGATCAGAAATGAAAGCTACTATAACCAGGAAAGATCCTACCTTATTGAATTCGACATTTCGTGCTATTATAAGCACAGAGTATATTGTTCCAATTAAAGGTAAGGATTTAGCCCTGGTATATATCCCCTCTGGAGGAGTATTTACAGATATCAAATACTTATTTCCTCAACTCACTACGGTTTCAGGCCCTGCTACTTTTCTATATAAAGATAAGTCAGGAAAGTTATCGAGTGACGAAATCGAGTTAGTATATACTGAAAATTCGGAATCGGGAGGTCCTGGATATAAATATGATCTGCCCTATAATACTTTTGTAGGTTTGTGTATGGGAGTAGCTGTAGCTCGTTTTCGAAAAAACACTATAGCCTGTATACACCTGCGGGGAGTACCTAGGACACCACATGGTAAAGGATTAATTATAACTGAGGAGGAATTGAATGAAGCTTGTGACATAGCAACTGATACATGGAAAGGTGCTTTTCCCTGTCATCACAGAGGAACTTTTCCTGTAGAACGATATGAAAAACAGGTTTTATTGAATACTGAAATTCACCCTAAATCACCAGTTAATTATTTACCACGAGGGAGTACAATAGAGTACCTCGGGCAAACAATAGGAAGGTCTACTTACACTAAAAGTAAAGTTAAGATTCTTCCGATCTCAGATACTATAACTGAGGTCACGGGGCATCCCAGAAGACACGGAGCCCCAAAATTCCATCGTACCATGATGTGGCAGAGGTCACTAAGTCAATCTTCAAATCCTAGCATTGGAGTTGAGGGGTATTTGCTTGTTAGAGCATTTAATGATTATGTGAAGCCTATTATCACAAAATTGAATAAATATGCTTGGGTTCGTGAGGAATTAAAGCCTCTAGGGCCAATGGATAATTTATGTGGTATTGATGGAAAACGGTTCGTGGACGCCGTAAAAAAGGACACGTCACGCGGCTTTGGTTTGGGCGGTACCAAGCGCGAGTGGATAACACTTTTGGATCCAATGGAATTTGACTCTCATCAGTGTCCAGCCGAAATGCATGAAACAATTTATGAGGTTAAGGCTGAAATGGAAGAGAAGCTATTATTGGGAGAAAGGTGTTATTCTATATTCAATGCTGCTGTGAAAGACGAGCCAACAAAGCTTACTAGCAGAAGGTGCGGGTTTTTCAAGCAGCAGAATGGGCATTTCAAATGATAATTAGAGAGTTGTTTTTGCCCATCGCCCGGATTATGTCACTGTTCCCGATATTATGCGAATGTGCCGTAGGAGTTAATTCCCAGGGTCCCGAATGGCATGAGCTGGCTGAGTTCATGAAAAAGTTTGGAGACACTAGGATAATAGCTGGTGACCACAAGCATTATGACTTGCGGATGGCCGTTCAGTTAATGATGGCGGGATTTTCGGTAATGATAGAAATTGCTATAAAGTGTGGGCAATATACAGATAGAGACATTAAACTTATGCGTGGTGTCGCAACAGAAATCTGTTATTCCGTTACAGCATTTAATGGAGATTTAGTGATCATGGCAGGATCTAACCCATCAGGCCATAATTTAACTGTTTATATTAATTGCATTGTAAATTCTTTATTAGCAAGATGCGCATTCCTTTCTATTAAACCAGAGGGATTTGATATGCCATTTCGATTTTATGTTGCTTTGATGACTTATGGGGATGACTTAAAAGGATCAGTTCGCCGGGGATGCGACTGGTTTAATCACCTAAGTTTCAAGCAATTTTTAGCTGAACACGGAATGGAATTCACTATGCCGGATAAGGAATCTTTACCCGTTGCCTTTATGAATGATGCTGATGCTGATTTTCTTAAGAGGAGAAATATTTATAATGAAGACACTCAGCTAATTCATGGAGCTCTTGATGAAGAGTCCATTTTCAAGTCATTGCATGTGGTATTGGAGTCTAAGGCTGTTAGTTTGGAACAACAGGCTATATCCAATATAGATGGTGCATTGCGAGAATGGTGGCAATATGGTAGAGAGATGTACGAACGGCGCAGATCTCAGATGAAGGAGGTTGCTGAAAGACATAATCTCACACCCTACTGCAAAATGCTTGATGAATCATATGATGATAGACTGAAACATTTTAAGTCTAGATATTTGGGAGAAGAAGTGGAGCACGTAGAGCAAAACGATCCTGTCTATGAAGAACAAGCGGGTTATTTTTGTGAATATGAAACATTTCCCGTAATCGAGGACTCTATACATTGCAATCCCAATACTTATGTGCCACCATTAGGCATTTCGCCCTGGAGCTTATTTTGGTCTCTTTTTAGTCAAATAACACTGTATATAATATATAAAAATTATAATTTACGACTAAATGGGGAAGCCTTATTTTGCTCCGAATTTCGCTTACTGATGTATATATA